AGTGGTTCTGTTTGCAGTTGTTGCTTTTGGAGTGGTTCCTCTTGATGTTGTTCTGTTTACAGTTGTTGCTCTAGGAGTGGTTCTGTTTACAGTTGTTGCTCTAGGAGTGGTTCTGTTTGCAGTTGTTGCTTTTGGAGTGGTTCCTCTTGATGTTGTTCTGTTTACAGTTGTTGCTCTAGGAGTGGTTCTGTTTACAGTTGTTGCTTTTGGAGTGGTTCTGTTTGCAGTCGTTGCTTTTGCAGTTGGTGCCGAGGTCAACCCTTCTGCTTGGTTACCGCTAAATGGTATTAGTGATACTACTAAAACTGCGATTATAAATAGACTAATAACTATAATTTCTCTCGTTCTCATTAAACCTTATATATTCGGACGGCATATTTTATTAATTTACATTTACTAAAATATTCCATTTGTCATCTTGTTGTTTCGATCTAGGTAAAATACAGATAGTCCTGCAACCCCAATAAATATAAGTACGTTAGACAATTGGTGTTTCATCTATATATTCGACTATCTCCACCACAATAACTTCACTGCTTCTTCCGCCTTCGCCTTTGCCTCTTCTGCCTTCCCTTTTGCCACCTCCGCCTCTGCAAGTTTAGTTTTCGAAAAATCCAATGCAATCGTCGCTTTATTCCTATTGAACGTTGCCATACTATTCGCATGAATTGCTTTAGTTTTCAATAGATCAGTCGGGTTATTACTCGCTAACATATCCGCCTTCACCGCATCCGCCTCCGAATTAACTGCTTTCGTATCCGCTTTCTTCGCTTCTTTCGCATAATACTTTGCTAGATCCTCAGCATCCTTTGCCTTATCCTCTGCTTTCTTCGCATCCATCTTCTTCACATTCGCCACTGCCACAGCAGACTTCATCTCAGTCGTCTCTTCCACCCCTTCTACAAAAGACTCGTGGTAAACTTTGACGTTAAATGCTGTCCCTAGAAAGAGCACAACCAGGATAAACGCAAATAACAAGATGTTTCGTGTACTAAATATCTTTGAAATTCTCATTCTATAGTATTTATTATTATATTGTCGTCTATAAAATATATTGTTTATTTTTGCTATGTAGCGTTTACAGAAACTAGTATAGATTTTTAATCTATACTAGTAGACATTAACGTCTGGTCATATTACCACAAGTCATTTTATTTCGAACCTTGGCAAATATTCCCTGCTTAGCAGTACATTGCCAAAATACTAGGGTTCAGTGTTTCATTGTTCTTGATAAATACATCGATCTCTTTCCGGGTAATTGTAATGGGGAACTGGACCTTCACACCTAAATCCTTCTCAAACATCGCGTTCCCGGGTTTAACTAATCTATACAAATTCAACTTCGTATAAATAATCTCCAAGCACCGCTTCAAATTACGCACACCTGATTCATTCTTGGTCAAATGAGGTGTCGAAATAATATATTGCAGTGTCTCATCAGGAATCACAATATCTTCTGCAGAAAAACTCACTTGTTCGCGTATCTTTGGCAGCAAATAATCCCGTGCGATCGTGATCTTCTCCTTTGTGTCATACCCCTTTGTCTGGATACGATACATACGGTCTTTCAAAATCGGATTAACCGCGTGCTCGTCATTATACGAAAAGATGAAAAGACACTTACTTAGATCTAAACTCACCTCCGAAAAATACTTGTCGTGGAACTCCGCATTCTGTGATGTATCTGTCAAATGTGTCAAAATCCCGATGATCTCTTGACCACGAGGTGTATCACTCACCTTGTCCAATTCATCGAAATAAATAATCGGGTTCATCGACTTGCACTCCATCAGGATTTGAACGATCTTTCCCCATGTACTTCCTTCATAGGTATAAGAATGACCCTCTAAGAAACTCCCGTCGCCACAACCTCCTAAAGCAATAAACGCGAACTCGCGACCTAATATTTTGCTGATTCCTTCTTTTACAATTGACGTTTTTCCAGTTCCAGGTGGACCATGAATTGCGATGGATGTGCCGACAGATTCTGGATTCACGATCCACTGACCCAACATCTGCATAATCTGCAACTTCGCATCATTGAGACCATAGACGCAGTCGTCGAGTGTTTTTTTAGCAGAATTCATGAAATTGTCGCACACTTCTAGACCATCGTTCATTCGCACATTAATACTGCGGTAAACTCCGAATGGAATGCGCATGAAGGCGTCGACCCAATTCTTTATCTTGTAGTACTCATGATCGCCTTGGTCCATCGATTTCAGGGTATTGAGACGCTGCATAGCAACTGCCTTGAATTTAGACGGAATTTTAGATTGAAGGAGAGAGAGACGGTAAGGTTTCTCTGCGTAGATAGAACGATTGATCTCCTTCAGATCCTTCATAATTCCATGCTGTTCTTTATTTGACAATTTATGCTTGAAATAATCGATTTCGTTTGTTTGACGCTTTTCGCTATTGACCAATTTGTAATAAGCATTGGTGTTCTCGTGGCGTGCTTTCCGGGTAAGTTTTTTGATATTTTCATTGCATTCTTTTAACGACGATTTCAGGAATTTATTGTTTGGTCGACGTTTCAATTGTTCCGTCAACATTTTGCGCACATCTAGCATTTCCTTGTATTCCGCTTCCACATCCGCGGGGATCGGATTGCGATCGTCTGTTTTCGGTTTCTCGGGTTCTTTCGACTTCTTGTCTTTCTCCTTTCTACCCTTCTTCGATTTTGTGTTTGTGTGTTTTGATTTGTCGTCTACGGATTCTTTCGATTTTGTAGTAGTCGTCTCATACGCTTCGCCCATGAACGTTTTTTCTGCGTCACTGTCAAAATCTTCTGCGGTATCTTCTGTCAATGAATCTACCTCTTCATCTTCGTCGTCTTCATCTTCGTCTACACCACCAACACTTAAAATGAGAAACTGACCTTCTTCCTCTTCTTCGGAATCTTCCTCCTCCTCCTCTGAATCGGATGATTCATTTCGCCTATGTTTTTTGCTAGATTTCGATTTTTTCGATGATTTCTTGTGAGATTTTTTGCTGTGTTTCTTGGATTTTTTCTTTTCCACTTCGGATTCTTCATCGGATTCTGATTCAAATGATTCTTCATCGGATTCTGATTCGACGTTCTTCTTTGCACGCGCCTTGGAATATTTGGAAGGAAACATTTTTGAAATGGTCTTTCTGAACTTTTTATGATCGAATTTTTCTTCCTTCTCCTCTTCTTCCTCTGAAGATGAACACTCAGTATATACAGTTTCTTCCTCAGAAGAAAAATTCCCAGTAGATTTACTGCTATTTGACGGTGATGATGGTTTATACTCTGACTCTGATTCAGTTTCAGATTCTTCCGATTCAGAGGAAGATGATGACGAAGATTCTGGTTCGACCTTCTTATTTTTCTTGCGAAGATTGTATGATTTCTTTTTATTTGCAGGCATATTTAAGATAGGTAATGAGAGGAAAATGATGTTGGATAATTATTATTGTGTGTGAATGTTTATGTATTTTCATAAATAATCTTATTTCACACCGATAGTGCATTCGCATAACGATAGTGCATTCGCGTAACGATAGTGCATTCGCGTAACGATCGTGCATTCGCATAACGATAGTGCATTCGCATAACGATCGTGTCTACAAAAAATTGAATGAATATTCTGCAGATATATTTTGCAAAATATTCCACCACATTTATTATTACTTACCGAAATCAACTTAAAAATATCATTCACTATATTATACCTTCTCTGTTAAAAATGTCGAAAGTACGCAGCGAATACGAAACACCCTCTCGAATTATCCGCGTCCAGTTCAGTCTTCTCTCTCCCGAGGAAATCCTCAAGAATTCCGTGGTGGAGATTACGAGAAGAGAGACATATATGGGAGGAATGCCAGCAGATGGTGGTCTCTTTGATCCCCGAATGGGTGTCTTAGAACCCGGTATGATTTGCCCCACTGATGGTCTCACCCATATTGACACGCCTGGATATTTCGGACACATCGAGTTGGGACGTCCTGTATTCTTTATTCAACATATCAAGGAAATAATGAAAGTACTCAAATGTGTCTGCTTCAAATGCAGCAAATTATTGATCGATAAGTCGCAACATGCGCATATTTTGGAATATTCAGGTGAGAAGCGATGGGAGTATGTTCAGACTGCAGTGTCCAAACGCATCAGTCGTTGCGGCGATCATACCGGAGATGGATGCGGGTGTTTGCAACCAGACAAGATCAAATTGGATGGTATGGCAACACTACATGCACACTGGTTGCGTATCCAGTCTTCAAATCCGGCATCTGGTGGAACAGCAAGTCTGAAATTAACCCCGGAGATTGTATTGAAAATCTTCCGCCGCATTTCCGACGAAGATGTCAATTTCATAGGGTTTAGTTCATCTTGGTCTCGTCCTGAATGGATGCTTTGTCAGATTCTGCCAGTTCCTCCTCCCGCAGTTCGCCCGTCGGTGAAACTGGACGCTCAACAGCGTAGTGAGGATGATTTGACGCATATCTACATGAGTATCATCAAGACGAACAATGAACTGAAGACACGGATACAGGAGAACGCGAATGCAAGTGTGATTGAAGGATTGACACTCGAATTACAATATTTAATTGCGATGATCGCGAACAATAAGGTGAAGGGTACTTCGCCAATTGCTCAGCGAAACGGTCGTCCTCTCCAGTGTATTATGGGGCGTCTGAATTTTAAGAACGGTCGTATTCGTGGTAACCTCATGGGAAAACGTGTCGATTTCAGTGCCCGTTCGGTCATTACAGGTGACCCGAATTTGTCCATGCGACAACTGGGTGTGCCGATGAAGATCGCAATGAATATCACGAAACCGATTGCTGTCAATGATTTGACACACGATTTCTTGACCAAATTGGTGCAGAATGGTCCGGACCAATATCCTGGTGCAAAGATTCTCGAACGCAAGAGCGGTGAGAGAATTTCCTTGCGATACGTGGACCGGAACTCGATCGTCTTACGACCGGGAGATATCGTGCACCGTCATATGATGGATGGAGACTTTGTGCTGTTTAATCGGCAACCGAGTTTGCACAGAATGAGTATGATGTGTCACGAAGTTAAGGTGATGCGTAAAGGTGACACGTTCCGGATGAACATTGCCTGCACCAAACCTTACAATGCCGACTTCGACGGGGATAAATTTTGTTAGCATAAATGCAGTCAAAACATCTTGTCCCCAACAGGCAGACACTTTCAAGGTTGTCAACAATACCTTGGGAGGAAAATGTTGTAATGTTGACTTATTCCGGATGAGAATAAATATAACTGTCTAGTCGCGTGTAATTAATATCTCAAAGTAATTAAAAATTGCTCACTATATAATAATAATTCAATGGAACATCAAATTCTTGAAAAATGCGATTTCGAAAAAGTAACTGGAGAAATATACAAAATAACAAATACAATAACAAATAAACATTATATTGGTCAAACGAGGAGTCATAGGTTAAATCATGGTAAGTACAGACCATTTGGACATATGGGAAGGTTCAATGACCATATCAGTGAAACATATTCGAATAAAATAAACACTTGTAAATTTCTGAATTCATCTATTGCAAAGCATGGCAAAGAACATTTTAAATGTGAATTGCTTGTTCGGTGTGGATTGGATGAACTAGATAAATATGAGCAACAGTTTATAAAAGAATATAATTCCAAGTATCCAAATGGTTATAATCTGACTGATGGTGGTCAAAAAGGAGGATATCAAAAAGGATCAAAAATTCATGTAGATGCTGATGAAATCGTAAGACCAAACATAGTAACACATGAAGATCCAGATTGGTTTAGAAAACGACCACGTTCAGAAGAAACAAAGAAAAAGATTTCAGATGGAATTAAACTCGCGCTCAATACAGAAGAACACTTGACTCAAATGATGAAAAATGTGCAAAATCAACATCTTGAGAAAAAGTTTGAAATCTTGAGAGGCGTTGAAATTGACTCTAGTAACCTTGACCAATACATATCCATAATAACAAATAGTAAGAACAATACAAAATATATTCGAATCGCATTTGATAGAAAAAGAAGAATTTCCTTTGTAGGAAAACACGAATCCATTGAAAATACAAAAGACCGAGCAATACAATTTATGAGAGAATTAGTTACACGCGGCAACACGACCAAATTGCGGGAACCCCCTTTAGAGTCTTTCACTACCACTCCCTGATGGAAACGTCAGGGAGGAACTCGGTTAATTGCCGAACCCAATGGTAATAACGTGAAGAATTGGGCGATCCGCAGCCAAGTCCCTAACCTCGATAGACGAGAATCCCGACAAACTTTGGTTGGAGCGGTTCCGTAAAAATGACTATGAACCGACAAAGGAGGTTCGTATGTCATTATGATAAGAGTATGGGAAAGGTTCAGAGAGTAGATGGTTGTGGGTGTCATATGATGGTCTAATCAACCTGATGATGCTTAAGGTGTATTCCGACCACCAGGGAAACCTAGTGGATTTCATGGAGATGAACATGCATATGCCGCAAAACACATTGGCAGAGACCGAGTTGCGTCTGTTGGCGTCCACCACGACGCAGATCGTCAGTCCGTCCAGTAATGTGCCAATTATTTCGATTTACCAGGATTCGCTCCTCGGTTCCTACCGTCTTACCCGTGAGGGTGTCAAGTTCTCGCCGCGTGATGCGATGAACCTGTTGATGGCGTACCCGAATGTGAATCCTGCTACCCTATTCGTGAGAGGAAAGAAAGATGTGACCAACTTCGAACTCCTCTCGCAAATAATGCCTCCGCTCACCCTCAAATACAAGACGAAATTGTGGGATGCGGAGAGGAAAGAAGA